TTAGCTGATTGACACATCTACATGAAATTGAGTTGAGTCTATTCTCTCGTTATTGGAATATATTTTTAGCATGCTATTAAAGTCTCCATTGCCAAAATAATACAAATCAAAAACAATATCTTTACCTGAATTTAAATCTAAGGTAACAGTTCCTTTAGAGTATTTTTGTTCCCGGTTATTATAGATATCGTATTTCTTAATCAATAACTTTCTAACTTTTATATCCACTTCCTGAGCGGTTACTTTCGGTTTATTGACTGTAATAAACATAGGCGGCTGTTGTTTACTTTTATCCCACACGTTTATAGGAACTTTAATTTCTTTTTTTTCTGAATTAGTTAATGTAATTCCACCAAACGCTTCATACCTTTTCCCTGGACATTCACAAACCTCTTGTGCAGATAGAGCATAAATATCTACTTCTTTATCTTTGAATTCCTGTGATATCCAATCTTTCTCAAAAAAAACTGACAAATTTTTATCCTTGACACTATATTTCAACATATGGCTTGTTACAATATCTGGAGAATTTTTTATACTATCGGCTTCAATCAAGTTAGAATCATGCTTATAAAGCGATTCTAGATTATGTCTATTGGTTGTATTATAAGAATTTGCTTGAACAACATTGGAATATAAAAGAAATGACAAACATATAATCATGCTGTAGATTTTCTTATCAATATGTGAGTAGCGACAATTATATCTCATTTTTTCTCCTTAAGAAGTGAGAGTTTTATTTATTAAATTTAACTAAGTATATATCAATATGAAGTTGATCAGAATAAGCGGTCTTATTATCACTGTATTTTTTTAGCATACTCTCTCTGTCACCATGTCCTGTATCAAAAAGATTATAAGAAATTCTCTCTCCACTATTCAAATGAAAAATAATATTTCCTTCCTCAAAGCCAGATTGAAATCTAGAGGAGCGGCCAAAATCTTTAACATCACCGAATCCGTATATATTAAAATGTTTTTGAAGATAATATCTTGATTTCACATCAAGTTCCTGAATCGTAACCTCTTTCTTATCAGTACTCACTGTACTTATATCTGTATAGCTATATTTTTGTTGAACGCCGTCTATGAAAATATTAACAGGTATATTTTTTTTATCAATTCTATTACCGTCGCTTAAAGTAATACCTCCATATGAATTCTTTTTTATATTAGAGTTACAGGGAGGAGAATACTCCAAAGTAAATATATCCACCCTTTTACCAGAAAAAAAATTAGCTTTTTCTACGCTATTAAGTTCTACTTTTAATTCAATCGAACTATTGCCATAAGGAATATTTTTGTAGAACAAACTACCTGAAAATGGCGGACCTTCATTTATTTTTCCTTTTACTTCTGTTGGATCATATGTAGAGTATAAATTCCTTAAATTAATAACTCCCACACTACTCATCTCATACGCGTAACACGTTGGAATTATAGCTGATATAAATACCCACAATAGAAAAGATGAAGTTAAAAACTTTTTAAAATTAACATTTACAATTTTTCTCACTTATAAGTGTACCCTATTCTTCTTTAATAATAAGAAATCACAAAATATTTTAGCACAAAAAAGAAAAAAATCAACGAAAATGCTTAAATAACAATTAAAATCTTTATAACAAAAACAGCCCCCGCAAAAGCGAGGGCATTTGTCTTATCTAAAGGAGCTTTACCTCCTATTTTATACTTGTGTTGCATTAGATAAATACTTATCTTCGACCCACTGGTCAGACTGAGAAGCGTTAATACGTGACCATCCATTCACTTTTTCATAGACTCTTACACGAGTTCCTGCCTTGATAAATTCTTTATCAGCGCTACTTGCGTTTGGCTTAGACTCTACATAATAGTCTGTTCTAAGGGTTGCTTCGTAGTAAGGTACATTCGAGTTGTCTAATTTAGTGTTAGTATCTAGCTTTTGATTAAAAGTAAGCTGGCTTTGTGGTTTGTCAATCTTAGGTATATCCACTTTGCTACTATCATCTGCTAATAATACAATATTTTTATCTAAACCACCTGCTACTCCTACACTTGTGAACTGCCACCAGCGCACACCATCCATTGAAGGGAAGAACTCCCAAAGTGGCTCTGTTCGTACTTCGTAGTCTGGATAACCAGCTATCCAAATGCTGTTTGGGTACTTAGCGATAATTTGCTGATAATCAATATTATTAAGCGTAAATGGTTTATAGCTGTAATAAACAGGCTTATATCCAGCGTTTGCAATTTTATCCATAAACGCAATAACTGCATTAGTGTTAGCTTCTTTGTCGGCACTTGCAGAGTCTTCATAATCAATGACTAAGTAAGAGACTTTTTTGGTTGGTAAATTGGACAGAAATAAATCTGCTTCTCGTTGCGCTAAGTTGCTATCTCCTCCAAATCGTCCAAAGTGATAATAACCAATAGGGTCACTAGTATTAGCTTGTTGCTGATGCCTATCAGACAGCCAAGCGAGTGACTCGGATACTTTGATAATCGTTTTAGTAGTGCCAGCTTGCTGACAAGTAGCGGTTAAGTCTGCTTGTTGATAAGCTGATACATCAATAAAATAATCGCCTTTATTTAGTCCTATATTACCTATAACAGTAACTGCATTTTTAAAAACTTTTGGTCTAAATGCAGTAGGATAAGTCGTTGAATATGGTATTTTTACTAAATTATATGCTCCGTTTGCTCCACCCTGGTTTTGACCTAAAAACCATCCGTATCCACTACCTGCATCACTATCAAAAATAGCCACATGGCTATACGGTGTAACACCTGCAACTACCATAAAAATTGCGACATCTCCAGCTTGCATAGTCTCTACTTCGTCAAAGTAGTTTAAAATACCATTTTTGTGACGTTGTTCCCATATATCCCTTGCATATCCTGTATTTGTACAGTTTGCGTATGGCAGTCCTAGATACTTACAGTAGTCTGCGTAGCCATCCCAACATTGCGCACCAAGCGATCCATCAATATGGATAAAAAATCAAAGCAACCACAGATAATGGCACATACAGTATTGCGATTGCTATAACTAATGCTAATCGTGTGATTGCTCGCATGACCTATTCCTCTTCCTTGATTTGTGACACATTCATCAGGATACATGTTAGTCCTGACAACAGCACTGCTGACAACATTGTTGGCCAATTAATATCCGTGATTAACACGCTTGACCCGATTAGACCAACGGCCGTTTGTGCCATTGTTTTAATTGTTTTAATTGCTACTTTTTTAAACCAGTTATTCATTTTTCTTCTCCTTTTTTAAATAGCGTAATAATACGCTCCTTGTTGATAATAACTTCGTCTTCTACGCGACCTAAACGCTCCTCGTGTCTGTCGATAATTTTTTTGGTAATCTCACGTTCACGATCAAGATTTTTAAGCTCATAAGCTAACTCCTTAATTGAGTCCTTGAGTTGAGCCATGGCAAACTCATTAGCTTCCATGGCTTTTTTAAAGGGATTGACGATAAATCCCCAAACACCCAAGATAGACAAAGCAGCGCCACAAAAAGCACCAATTTGTACAAAATCTATCATCTAACCACCTCTAATCTTGTTTAACCAAATCCGCATATTTAATAACTGTGACTTTATCCTCTGATTCCAAATCTTTAAGAGTTTGCGCCTCATAAGTAAACGGCTCGTTGACATGTACAAAGACAAGGTTCCCTTCTACCGCTTGATCTTCGTGCGACTCATCTACAACAGTAAACACGTCATAAGCCTGATACTCGCCTTGTTTAGCAGGCTCAATAAGCTCTAACATACCTTTGTAGATATCGGGTTCAACGTTCCCACCACTTGTCAATACGTGGATGGTTTGCAAGTTAATCATTCGCTGTGTACGCTCTGCGGACACCTTAGCTAATCCTGCGGCTGTTTGGGCTGTTTTAGCGGTCTTAGCGGTTTCCTGTGAGATTTTTTCAAGGTCGTCTACTTTTTGCACGGCTTCGCCCATTGCAATTTCAACGTATTCAGATTTTTTAAATTCTTCCAAAGCGGCTTTGATAATCTCTGTGTCATTAGTTGAGGTTAAGTCTTGCTTAATAAGTTGCGGGATAACAGCTCCATCCTCAGCAGCGATAATAATATGTGTGCTTGCGACTGCTCCTGTGCCATCAAGTTGTGGATATTTTCCTGTTACTTTCCAATTTCTCATGTTTATTTACCTTCTTCCTTCGGTGCTGTTGCTTCATCCAATTGTGCGTTTAGTTCTTCCAATTCGATTTCATGCTGTGCTTTTAATTGAGCATTTTCTAGCGTTAAATTAGCAACTTTAAGTGCTAAATCGTTAATAATTTTACCTAATAATTTTTCTTGCATTGTTTCTCCTAATTTATCCTATGCGGTTAGCCCAACCACCTGTACCTATATAGCCAATTTTAAGTGCTAAATCTTTTAACATCATGGCTACACGTTCGCCTTGCACATAGATATCTCCAACGTGGATTTGGTCTATCTTACGATCAGCTCTCCCTATGACATGCTTTATACCTCTGTCATTTTGAGGGATAAGGTAAGCATATCCTGACGTTGTTGAGTCAAAGAGCCATGGACTACGATTTTTATTTCCATAGATTGCTACACGGTTACCAACTAATTCAACAAAACTTGTCGATTGATAAGATGACTTCCCGTTCCAAATTCTTATGCCTCCGAAGGTTTTATTTTCATGGTTTTCTGACCCATCGCTATTAGAGCCTATAACCGTCATTGCAGCTTGCATGTTACCTATCTCAGATATAAAGCCTGACTTTGTCATCTTTATAAACTGACTAGCTGTACTGCTATCGATACGTCTCATGGCTGACTCATTTGTGTAATGGTTGATTTGACCGCTTTGCAAGTCTATTGTCATCGCACCATTACGAGCCTTAATAACTTTACCCTCAAGCAAATCAGTGATAGCATAGCCAATTTTAGCTTTGATAAAGTTAGCGTCTAAACCAACGATACTACTTGCGTTAAGGTTAATCACTCTAATCCTAGCAGCGTCAATCGTGCCTGCAATAATCTGATCAGCCCTAATCTTGATAGCCTCTGCTATCTTTGTGGTAAAGGTACCGTTGACAGTCGTATTGCCATCGAGAGCGATGTGTTTACCTGCGATTGTTACTCCGTAGGAGTTGAGGTTAATTGCTGAGATAATCTCATTACCAGACATTTTGGCATTAATGCCGCCAGCCTTTTGGATAGCTAATTTAATGCTGTCTCCAGCGCCACTAATAATACTCATGACACCATCTCTAGTAACCCGCTGCTCAATTTGTCCTGCTAGTTGAGTAAGGCGTGATTGGATTTTACCAGTCGGGGATACCACATCACTCTGCAAACCTCTAACTGTATGGGTTAAGCTACTGTAATTATCTTCCGCATCCTGCAAACGACGCTGATAACTGTCTAAGTCTTGTTGCACACGACTGACTGCTCCTGTCCTGTCTCTAATCTCTTGTGAGATTTGGCTAGCTGTTGACTGCTGTACAGCTCTTAGTCCGCTGATTTGAGACTCGAGCTCTATCCTCATGCCTTGATTACTACGAGTAAACTCAGCACGTAAACCCTCGAGCTTGTTTTCGTAGGCCTCGGTCGTGCCGCTTGAGGTTGTTGTGATCTTAGCCGATAGCTTACGTATCTCGTCATCATACTTTTGAGATAAGCCTCGGGCTGACATCTTAATCTCAGCTTGCAAGCCAAGTTTATCGCTAGCCATTGTGGCTTTTAGTCCCTCGATGCCTGCCTGATAGCTTGCGGATAGCTCCCTATCAGCATCTTGATACTCACGTCTGATACCATCAATGGTGTCATTGATGAGCGCTAGCTTTTTGTCAGAATCCTCGCTAATCCGTGTGGCAATACCATCAGCTTTTTCGATGATTTCCGTTGTGATGTTATCACGATGATACTCACGTAACATGCCGTTTGTCGTCAGCTTGATTTTTGACCAAAGATTGGAGTTTTTAGTATCTGTCAGCTCTAAATTAATAGACTGTAGACCACTAAGCATCTCCTCAAGACTTTTAAACACACCTGTCGACTCACCGCTACCCTCAACAACCACAGGCGCCACATAGCCAGTCGCTTTATCCCCTCGCTCAATCATGAGCTGATTAAAGTGCGCTGTGCCTAAGCAGTTGCTGGCTAGTCTAACTGTTTGGTTGTCTTGACTAGCAGTAAATGTATAATGCACACGTCCATCCTTACCAATAACGAGATTTGACTCGTCTAATGTCAACGTTGGATCTCTACTCATTTATCCTCCTTTTTACATTTGCTTAGCCGCTAAGAGTGCTTTTAATTTTTCGACTTCACCATCAACATAAGCTTTGGTTGCCGCATGATCATTCGCTATGGGATCCTTGAGTTTCAGGTTGCCATCAATCTGCGAAGTTTCCTTGGCATAAAAACCACCGTCAGGCTTGACGTAGAACTTATCATCATTAAGGTTTCTAATCCTAAGCAACTTCCCTGTCGTGCCTGATGTTGAGTTAATGTAGATTCCTTGGGCAGCAGTACCTTTTCCGCCTTTCTGTTTTTTAACGATATCAATAGATAACGCTGCAGCGTTTTCATCGTATTTTGCCTCAACGTTTGGGTTTTCGTGTGTGATTTTGAGCGTTCCTAGCGCTTTTTCGACGCCTCTAATTTGCATCGCACTACCGCCTTCGTTGGCACTGGTTATATTAAGTGCCGAGGAAAAATTAGGTGCGCTTGGCTGGCGCATTACAATATTTACAGCATTAGTCTTACCGCTGTAATCCACAAATTGAGCTGACTGATCAAACGTATCTTTGTCAGAACGTAAAATCATCAATGGTCCATCAGTAGTATCTTTATTTGTATACATCACCATAGCAGCACCTTCCGATTTAGACATATCAATGTTAATCGCTCCTCCTACGGAAGATGAGGGTTTAATACCACTTTTATTAGGTTTAAACTGTAGTTGTCCTGTCACTATGCCGCCTGTTAAGCTCAATTTTTTGTCTAGCTCTATTTTTGACTCTGCTTTTGAGTAAACAGCGCTTTTATCTGCTTTGCTTGATTCTAATTTGGTGATTTTACTATTAGTTTCTTCTTTTTGTGCAAACGCACCTAGATCTGGTTTATTTTGGAGTTGATCATAATCTGTCGTTCCAGGCTTGCCAGCAGGGCCCCGAGGACCAGTTCCTCCAGTTTTACCTTGGAGACCAGTGTCTCCTTTAGGACCTTTGGGACCAGTAAGGTACTTAAGCTTACTAAAAGTGTTTTGACCATCGCCAAACTTAGCAAAACCAGTGTCAGTCTCAAAGCCAATCTCACCCTCCAGTAAGACGACATCACTACTTGCCCACTCGGCGGCTTTCATCCGCTTAAATTGGACTCTTAATGGTATAGTTTCTGTCATTTTTTACCTCCATCTAAAATCATTTGCGGGCTGTCTGACCACTGCCCTGCTATCGTGGCATTATTACCGTCAACCACATCTTTATAAGCCATCTCAAGGGCCAATTCCTGCACCTCCGACGCGTTTAAATCTATCTGCTTAGATTTATACCAGTCGCCAGTTAAAACAGCCGTGTAGCTCAAAGGATAAACCTCTATAGACTGTTTATCCTTAGCGACCTCAAACGTCTGTGCTTCCATCTTAGCCTTGGTAGGTGTCAGCACTAACTTAACTCCCTTGTTGTTAGCCTGTGTCAGCGTGACAGCCACTTTTTTGAGTAGCTCACAAGTCTGGCTAAAGCTAATCGTGTAGGTCTCGCCACGCTTAAAACCACCGTCGTTAGCTTCTACTTCTATGTAATCCTCATCATAGGTTTTGGTGCGGTTAGGGTCGCCAACCAGCAAATTTTTGTTGTAGCGGGTCTTACCGTCTGTACCGATAATCTCGGCATTTAGACGTGCCGTCTCGCTTGTCTCGCTGACCTTGTTTTTTAAGTCATCAAAGTTTTGCTTAAGAGACGGGATGTCATCAACTTTGATAGTCTCTGTGATTTTTTTAATCGCTTCCTCTGGTAACGCTAGGTTTTTGAGGGTGGCTCTAAA